AGTTGGTCCAAAGGAACTGCGTCTCGGCCGGCGTGTTGAAAACCGCCGCCATGACCGCGGAGATCATCCCCGCCTGCTCCACGCGCCCCAGCATGGTGTCCTTGGAGACTCGCCACCGCTCTGGCTCCGGCGCGGGTATCTGAACCTCCTGGATCGCTGCTCCGGGTGCGTTGGCGTCGCGCCACGCCTCCGCTGCTGCGAGCGTTGCGAAGTCGGTCCATCCGTTCGGCAGCGTGACTCGATAGAGCATTAGGTCACCACCATGCTGGAGGCGTAGTCGATGCGTGTGTAGACGTAGTCGACGTCAAGAGCACAGTTCGACGCGGTTGCCGCGGTGCGGTTGAGCATGATCCCCTGCCCCGTGTGCCGGCCTGCGCCGGTCGGGACGTTCGTGGTGTGGGTCGCGACCAGCGAGCCGCCTAGGTAAAACGTCGCCGTCCAGGTGCTGCTGATCTCGGAGACCACCACCCGCAGCCGAACGAAACTGCTGCCGCTCGCGGTGCCGCTATCGGTCGCGGTCTCCGATCCGTTCGATCGGGTGACCGCGTACCAGTTCCCGCCGTCGGTGGCGCGCCAGAACGCGCCGTCAGTGCTCTCCGAAGCGCTGTTCGCGTTCGAGTCGATCCACCCGATCGCGGCCCAGCCAGTATTGGTGCCGGAGAAGTTCGCGCTCATCGAGCACGAGGCCACGAACTCGCTGCTGGTGACGGCATCCAACCGATGCGAGCCTCCGGTGTAACTCGCGCGGCGGTTGGCGACCGCCTGCGCGCCGGTCTCGACTCGCCACACTCCAGCCGCTGAATCCGAGTCGGTGAATCCGACCGCAGCGCCGGTGCCGATCACCGTGCTAGACCATCTCGGATGCTGCGTCATCGCGTGCCATGCAACCACATCCGCATCGAGCGGATCGGTGCCGCCGCCGCTCGCTGGGCTTGCCGCCGCCCAGGCGGAGCCGTTCCAGGTTGGTACCTGCCCAGTTGTGGCGCTCGACTGCGAAAGCTCGCTGAGCGTGTGAGTGTGGCTGGTCGGCGTGCGAGCATCGGAGAGCCGCGAGTCGTTGCCGACGCAGGCTGTGGTCGAGGTGCTCCCGAAGGAGACTGCGAACGAGCGATTGGCGCTCAGGTCGCCGCCGCCGGTGAGGCCGGTTCCCGCGGTGAGGCTGATCGACTGCGCCGCCGGCGTCGTGCTCAGCGAGAGGTTTTTGCTGCCGTCGATCTCTAGGCCCGTGCCGAGTCCGATCCGCTCGCACGCTCCCGACGACGCGGAGGATCGCCCGACGAGGCCCGGGCCGAGCACGCTGCCGATGTCCGCGGCAACGTGCGAGTGAGTCGTGGGGGTTCTGGCATCGCTGAGCCGGGAGTCGTTGCCCTCGCAGGCCGTGCTGGCAGTGGTGCCGTAGCTGACGGCGATGGTGCCCGAGGTCGTGATGGTGCCGCCGCTGAGCCCGGTGCCCGCGGTGATGCTAGTGACGGTGCCAGAGCCGCTGCCGCTGCCCGCAGCGCCCTGGGGGCCCTGCGGACCCGGAGCACTCACCACCACACTGTTGCGGTCTGTGACCACTACCTGCAGGCTCATGCCGTCACCTCCTCGATCACCGTGAAGTCACCGGCCAGGATGGTGTCCACGATGCCGCCGCTCGAGGTGAGCTGCAGGTCGTACACCCCGCGGGCCGGCGGTGTAGCGTCGATCGTGCCGCTCACGTCGATGGTGCCGGTTCCGGCGGTGACGGTGATGGTCAGGCTCGGGCTGCCGCCGGTGCTCGATGCCCACACGGTGCCGCCGGCACGCTCACGCACCTGCATAGCAACGCTGTAGCCCGTGAGGTTCACCGCGGTGCCTCCAGAGTCCCGGTAGACCACGTTCAGGCGGAAGGTGTCACCGTCCACATGTGTGATGTTGTAGATGCCAGGTGCAGCCATCAGCAGGTTCCATCCAGGACGTTCGCAAGTGAGAAGACCCAGCGTTTCACGCCGGAAGGCCCCCTGACCAGCCACAGCTGCACCACCGGTCCGCCGGCGATGGCTCGCAGGTCGAACCCCGAGGGAGCGTCGTAGACGTTCCAGCCCGGTCCCTCGAGCTTGTCCGAGGCGCTGCCGCCGTCGTTGTTCATCTCGCAGAGGTTCCAGGCGTAGCCCTGCCCGGTGCTGGTCAGCCCCCCGCTTCTGGTCTGCGTGCCGGTGCTCGTGAGCTCCACCTCTTCCCAGGCGTAGTCCCACCGGTTGCTGGCTCCGGTGATCAGCGAGGAGGTGGTGATCTTCGCGAGGATCCAGCTGGTGGCTCGAGCGTGCTCGGAGTAGGTGCTGGCGGAGTTCCTGATCTGCTGGCGGTTGGCGAGCGTCACAGCAGACGCTTTCACCATGCCGTTCAGCATGCGAGGGTTCAGGCGGCCAATGCCCGTGCGGAAGGTCCTCATTCGGCTGCGTTCCAGAGGGTCACGCCGCCAAGCGTCTGGCGCTTGGACGTTGACGTTGGTGCGGTGGCCGCGGCGGCCTCGGCGGTGCATGCCACGCCAGGCGAGTCCCACGCCAGCCAGCCGTCTTCCAGCCAAGTGATCTCGTACCCGCCGAGCAGATCCTGGAACTGGGCCGTGCCCGAGTAGGGCTGGAACCAAGTGACTTGGGCGTTGCCGTTCGCGTCGAGGTCTGGCCGCTGATCCGGCAGCAGCGCCGGCTTCTGCTCGAGGTGGTACCAGGAGTCGTAGACGAACCGGTAGACCATGCGGTAGGTCTCGTTTTCGTCTGGGTCCACATCGATGCCGGCGAAGTACAGGCTGCCAGCGGGGAAGCCGAGGATGGCTGCGCTGTTCCGCTTGTTGACGTATGCCGCGGCGGCCACGAGGTTGGGGTAGCCGCGCGTCGAGTCGCTCGAGTCCCAGCTGAACTGGATCGTGACTCCCACCTGGTAAACGTCGCGGAACTGAGGCTTGCCTTCCTCGTCCACCGACGTGCCGCTGATGGCGGTGCCGGCGTTCGAGGCCGCAGACGGGGTGGTGTCCTTGTAGAGCTCCACCCGCCGCAGCTGCGTGGAGTCGGAGCGGAACACGTTGGGCTCGGGGCACCAGACGGCCTTCGAGGTCGCCACCAGCGTCGCGTCCCAGGCACTCATCGAGGAGTCAACCGGTGCCCAGCTGACTGTGCGGAACCTGAAGTAGTCCGCCCATGTCCCCGCCAGCGTGGCGTCCCAGTCCGAGATCGTCATGCCGGGACGCGGGATGTTGGCGTCATCGACGACGTTGAGCCCGTAGGTGAACGGGTCCCAAGTGTGGGGCGTTGCCACCGGCTCGGTAGCGCCGACCGTTGCCCACACCCGGTAGGTGTACTCCACGGTGTTCGGGGCCGGCGGGATGGCCCGCGTGTGCCGCATGTGGATCTTCTTGGAGTACCAGAAGGTGGTCATGGTTGAGCCTGCTGGGTATTGGCTTGCCGGTTGGCCTCGAGCTGCTGGTTGAGAATCCTGAGCTGGGCCTCGGTCATGGCGTTCTGCCCGGTGAAGAAGTCGCCGATGGTGGTGAGGGTGCCCTGCAGTCCGATGCCGTCCCTGGTGAGTTCATCCACTCGCTGCTGCTCCACGCTCATCGCGCGGGCAATCTCCTCGTTTGAGACCGAACCAAACGCGCCGGCGATCCGGCCCTGCGCCATGCTCTGCCCGGCCCGCAGGAACATGCGGCCCGCATCGCCGCCGCCAAGTGCCTCAGCCACGGCGAGCCTCTGGAGCGAGTTCATGCCGCGTGCCATCTCGATCAGGGACTGCGTGAACTGCGGGATGCTCGAGGTGGCGAGCGCGTTGAGCTGCTCCTCGGTGATGCCGAGGTCCAGCAGTTCGCGCTTCCTGGTGCGGTCGATCGCGCCGCGGTCGAACTGGTTCTTGAGGCTGGCGAGTTGCGCGCCGGTGAACTCCTCGCCGATGAGCTGAGCCCCGAACTTCGCCTCCTGCTGCTGCATCGGCGTGAAGGCCAGGTCGGCCATCTCGGCAACGTCCTTCTTGCCGGCCTCGGTGGTCTTGCGGTTGGCCTCAAGTGCAGCCGTCATGGCACCCAACGCCATGAGCAGCGGGCTGCCTCTGAGCATCATTCCAACAGCGCCACCATGAGGCCCGGCACCACCGAGCAATCTCCCAGCCGGCCCAGCGATCTGCCCCTGCGTCTTGCGGATCGTCCCACGGACCCTGCCCATTGCCGCGTCAAACCGCGAGGTGTCCGCGGTCACGGCTACCTTCATGGCGGCAAGGGTCATCTTGTGGTCCCCTTCACCAGCCGCTTCACCTCGGCACCGATGGCGGCCTGCACCTGCGTGCGAGTCCCGGCCATGATCTGGTCCATGTAGCGCCGGCCTGGGTACCGCTTGGTGCCGCCTTCGATGAAGTGCAGCCGCCAGCCTGGGTAAAGGCTGCTGTTCCTGCCGAGCCGGGTAGAGCCGGAGGACTTGATGCCCTTCTTGTAGGCCCGGCTGATTGCCGAGAGCGTTGCACCGCCGTACCTGACGCCGGTGGCCGCCCAGATCTTCCGCCGCTTGCCGCGCTTGTAGACGCGGCTGTGGGTGACGACGTTGTCCGCCAGGTGCAGCGTGGTGTCAGTGGTGCGATGCTTGCCAAGTGCTGCCCGCAGTGCATCGCGCCAGATCAGCTGCCCCTTCTTGATGGCCTTCCGCATGATGCTCTTTGCGAGCTTCTCGGGAAGGGTCAGCAGCCTCCGATCCAGTTCGTGAGCCTCCAGGCGGAAGTTCATCACGAACGGGTATGGCTTGATCTTCTTGTCTGGGCTCTTGGGGTTCGACTTCCAGGCGTTGTAGGTGCGCGAGAAGAACACCCGCAGCTGCTGGTCATTCCACCAGCCGTAGCCGTAGGTCTGATCGAAGTAGGCTTGGATCGGGTTACGCACGCCTGCGCCTCGTCCTGACCTTCGCCCAGAGCTCGTTGATGCTCGTGGGCGGCTTGACCTCTGGCGGCTTATCCAGCTGCAACCAGAGAGAGAGCTCCATGGCAGTCAGCTTCTCCGTCTCCTCGAGAGACCGTCCAAGCTGCCGTGCCAGCTGCATCAGCCGCCGGCGCGCTGGAGTAAGGAGGGGGTTGCATGAGCTTGCCAACCTCCTCCACCACCTTGGTGGCAACCCACGCCGGCACCCGGAGCGCCTCCGCCTGCTCGTCCTCGCGGAAGAGCGGGCTGCCGTCCTGGTTGCAGCAGAACCGCAACAGGTACCAGTCGAGGCCCTTGCCCTCGGCTTCGATGAGATCGCCGGCGGTCGGCACGCGAAGCCACACCCGGCCCACCGTCGGTAGTTCGACCGGGTGCAGCTCGCGCGCGAAAGAGAGAAGAGAACCTCGGATCATGGGCCGCTACTGGTGGCTGCGATGGTCAACGCCCCAGTCACCTGGAAGCTGATGGTCGATCTGACGGCGTCATCGATCTGTGCGGTGATAGCGGCACTGGTCACAAGAGCCAAGCCCGTCACCTGCCCGTTCTGGAAGTCCATCTCAAAGCTTCCGATCGTGCGGCCTGTGAGAGCGGTCATGATCGCGCTATGTGCTGTGTTGTTCCAGAACACTTCGATGGTGAAGCTGGACTGGTACTTGCCGCCGATGAACTCGCGGTAGGCGTTCGCGCCGAGCGTGCTCACATCAATGGTGGCACCCTCAATCGTGAAGTCGTTGATGGCGACGAGATCGCCGACGAGGTCTGCCGTAACAACGGCACTTGACGAACCGGCCTTGTAGTAGAACTTAGCAGTATTTGCTGAACCTGCGCTCATGTTCAGAGTCCTGAGTAGTGCATGCGGTAGGTGGTGATGATCTCGTAGGGAAGGTCTTCCTCGCCTTCCCCGATGCCGGGGTCGGAGGAGGTCTGGCCGGTGTAGATCAGGCTGGTGATGGCGGTGGAGTCGTAGGTGCCGGTAGTGCCGTTGAGCGCGGTGATGACCGCGCCAGCAAGGCTCTTGGCTGACGCATAGGTCTCGCCGATGGAGGCGATGGTGACCGTTGCCATGGTGAAGCCGCCGGTGCCGCCAAGCGTCCGCACCGGCTCGAACTCCTCGATGGTGTAGACGAGCGCCGGCAGGGCCGTGCCTTGAAGTCTGATGTGCGGGCTGATGCGGTCGCCGGCGATCGCACCGACGCCGTTGTCAGAGGCCAGGATCGAGTAGATGGCACCTTCGGCGCTCATGCCACCCTCACCGCGTCAATGAGCATCACGTCCTCTTCTTCTCGCTCGCGAACGAACCCTTGGACCTGCAGCTGATCGCCGCGGTACTCGAGCACGCTGGTGGCGGTGATGCCGGCGTTGATGCCGGTGCGCCACCTGGTGCGGATCTCGTACGCCGTCCTCATGGCGGCACCGTCGCCGTAGCTGATCTCCGAGGCTCCGGTGCTCCGCACCTCGGCGTAGATGGTGGGCCCGGTGGTGAGTGCGGTTGAGCGCTCGCCGTATGAGTCCACCGAGGTGCTGGGCGTGAGCACCGTCACCCGATGCCGCAGCTGGCCGCCGCTGATGAGGCTCATTCAGGAGCCCCCCCGCTCAGCGTTGGGCAGGCGTAGTTGTCAATGACCGCGCGCACCCCGAACGGCACCTGCACCAGGTTGAGCATGCTCACCGCTTCGGGGTTCATGTAGAAGGTGCCGGCGAGCCGCATGACCGCCAGCTGCAAGTCGTGAGGCAGCGTGCTCGCGGTGTAGCCCGCAGACCACACGATCGTGACCCTCGGGATCTCGTCGTGCAGGTCTGGCAGGCTGCCGTAGAAGCGGACCCGCGGCAGTGCACCGTCCGTCTCCACCTCGTAGTTCGAGGTGGTGAGACTCTGCGTAGCGCCGTCGGTGTCACGGTAGGTGATGGAAGTGATGGACTGGAACGGAGGGAACGGCAGCGTCACCTCCGCGGTCGGCCACTCCCTGAGCACGATCGTCTTGCTCGAGGTGCTCAGGTGCCGCCGCGTATGCCGCTCGATGAAGGCCTGAGCCGCATCGAGGTAGAAGACCAACAGCGCATCGTCCGCCTCGAAA